TAATAAAGAAACACGATATGATTCGGACATATTACCAAGACTGTCTGACATAAAGGATTGGTTGATGCAGGGAGATACTGTAAGGGAGGTTTGCAAGAAACTTGCTATTTCGCCCGACTCTTGGTATCGTTATTGCAAGGAGCATGAAACACTCTCTGAACTCGTTGTTATGGGCAGGAGCGTGTTATGTAATGAAGTGGAAAAATCATTATTGAAGCTTTGCACTGGTTATGAATATGAAGAACTCAAAACTATTGTTGAAGAGGACAAGAGTGGCAGGAAGCGTACCAAGATTGAAAAGGTAAAACGCCATCAGCCACCATCGGCAGTAGCAATTTCATTTTTCCTTCGTAATCGTATGCCAGAGGAATGGTCTGAGAAGAAGGAACTTATATTGGATACAAGACAAAACGAAGCTGCAAGGAAAGAATTATTCCTGCAAATGGTTAATGGTGAGTTTGATGCAGAGGATGAGATTATTGAATGCCAAGAAGAGCAAGCAAAAGCCGATGAGGATTATATGCAATAATCTTATGTCGTCAGTTTTTACCGAGATAAATGCCGATTATTTATATAAAAATGCCTGAAATAAGCCTGATTACAATGCATAATTAGTATTATGTCTTGAGTTGATTATTAGTGATTAGTACGGTAACATGGACACACCAAATAAAGGAAGGGTGTGTCTATATGCTTGATTTAAGCGGTTTTGAAGTATATTTAAGAAGTGAAGAACGCAGCAAGAATACTATTGGCTGCTATATTCGGGACAGTAAGGTTTTCATCGATTGGTATAGTAGCAGGACTGATTGTGGTCTTAATAAGCTGATTGAACTTGATGCCATTGAATATAAGAAGCACTTGCTCAATACCAACGAATCGGTGGTTACAGCAAATAGGAAGATTGCCAGTATCAATGCCTTTTGCAAATGGCTTTATGAGAGCGGAGCAACTCCTGCTGAGGTTAATATTAAAGCAGTTAAGAATAGGGATGCTCGCCAGTATAAAGGCTTAGAGGAAAGGGAATTGAGGAAACTCCGAGCCGAGATACATAGAAACAGGAATCAAATGCATATTTGCATCATTGAAATACTGCTTGGCACAGGGCTTCGGGTGAGTGAGCTTTGCAATATAAGGCTTAGAGACATAGATATATCGGAACGTAAAGGTACTATCAAGGTTATTGGTAAAGGTATGGTTAATAGAAGTCTTCCTTTGAACAAAGATGTTCGAAAAGCAATTCAAGACTACCTTTCAGTAAGACCAGCAAATGACAGTGACTTCTTATTAATTGGTCAACGTGGAGCTTTTAAACGGAATGCAATCAACCTTATTCTTGAAAAGTATGGTGACAGAGTTTCAGTTGAAGTGACACCGCATAGATTAAGGCATACGCTTGGATATAAGCTGGTCAAGGAAGGAACAGCAATAACAACCATTCAGCAGATACTTGGTCACGATAATATAATGACCACGAATCTTTACACAGTTACAACCGAACAAGATATGAGTGATTCCTTGGATGCTCTGGAGTGGTAAGCAAGCCCACTCTTTTTTGATGCACTTCTCAATGGGAGGGGTGCTTCTATGTATGAAAAATGCCCCAACAGCAAATGGCGTGAAAATTTTTTTGACATTTTTTATAATTTTATTTGATTATTGATTTGCTCGCATGATATTATATTTCTATATTGGTATAGATGTAAATGTACAGCATCGGATTATTGTTGTAACCTAATTCAAAGTATAGTATAATATAAATATGAGAATCATAATATTTAGGATTATTGAAAGGAGGGCGTTCTATGAGAACTTTGGCAGAGATAAGACAAAATAATAAACGTAGTGATTTACTGATTTCTGGCATGGAAAAAAAACCAGTAGAAATGCCTTCTGATATATATAAAAGTGAAAAAGCATTTTACGATACTTGTGTTAAACCTCAAGTAAGACAATTTTTTTCCAAGCAAGTTTCAAAAGGTAATTTATAAAGGGAAATAGATAAAACTTTTTAGAAAATGCAGGTGTCGCGCTTGCATTTTTTATTTGTTAAAGTACGGTTTGGGGGTTATATTGTGGGATACAAAAAAGGTGAGTTTTTATGTTATGATTTTCCTAAAAAAGAAACTGATAATATCGATGAATCGAAGGTTATTGCAGGGTATCATAGGGTTGTTGTTCTGCATCAAAGAGAAACACCATATTCTACAATATTAGTTGCACCAATAACAAAAGCAGGTTCGCTTAATTCAAAAGGGAAAATACCTTCAAATTATGTAAAGGTACACCAACAAGACTATCCAATTGCACTTGATGAGGATAGCTTTATTAACCTCGATATGGCAATGCCTATTGATGAAGACGAACTAAACAAACTGGAAAGATTCAATAAAAGAATAACGGTAACTCTCAATGATATTGATTTATATGATCTGGATTATAGAATTGCATTGACATATGAGTTAGGTAGATATTTTAAAAATGAAGTAGATAAGGAACTGGAGAAAGAATTTGCAAATGTTATTGAATACATAGACCAAGATATTAGAAATAAAATAAGTGAGATTTTATCAAAAATAGATAATGTTGATGTGGTAAATGAAGTTATAGCAGTTATTGATACTTTAATTGTTAATTTGAAAGACAATTTTATCAAGAGTTCTAAAGATAAGATTAAATAGGATAAAGAATGGGTGATGCTATGCTAATAAAACAAGACCATCACCGCCAAAACCTCCTGCTAAAGGAATATCTGAATAAATATTTCTCCCCGTACAAGATAAAATAACTTGTTGGGGAGTTTTCATTTTCCGAGGCTTGAAAGCCTGATGAACTTGTTAAATATTTATTTGAACAACTCTTACATCGGGATATTTCTCCTGATAATAATCTAAACTTTCAAACCTTTCTGGACAATAAAAGAAAATATATTTGAAAGAGGCTGTTTCATTGGCAATCAATTTTTGACAGTCCTTGTTTATTTTATCATTGCTTGTCGGGGAAGTAGCAGAGAAAACTTCAGCAATAATAACACCATTGGCTGATATTATGTCATAACCACTCTGGGTTCCAAGATTCATGGTATAAGGAGCATGTTCAGGGTGTAGCTTTAAAAGATATTTAACTGCTTCTATAGATACCAAATATGTAAAGGTCTGATTTAGCTGTTCAATAAAATTCAAGCTATTGTCTTTAATAGGGTCTTTCCCAATTTGAGTGAATTTAATAGTATGGAAAAAGTCCATTCCTTCAGAATCATGTATAAAGGACTGGATTCTATTCGTTGTAGAATTACAGGACTTAATTATAATGTCTTTAATCTTTTCAGCTTCCTGAATTGTACTTATTGTAAATATTTTACTCATGATAATACCCCCCATTTAGATTTAAATTGTATCACAAAAAGAAGGGTGTGAGATATGTCTATAGAACAAAATCAAGAGATAGAAAGACAGAATATTCTGCTCAAAGAATATTTAAACAAAAATTTTTCTGAGACAAAGATTAGACAGTTGGTTTCAGAGTTTTCATTTTCAGAGCTTCGCAGATTGCTTGGCGAGATGGATATAGAATTTTTTGCTCTGTGTTACTTCCCGAAATACTTTGATAGGAAGTTCGGTAAGTTTCACAAAGAGCTATTTGAAGAATTAAAATATATGTTGGACAATAATGGGTTGATTGAAGCTTTTGGATTGCCGAGAGAGCATGGTAAAAGCACAATCAACTCTTTTTTATTTCCGCTATATTCAACACTGTACTCTAAATCATGCTTTACGCTAATTATATCGGCAACTGAGCAAATTGCTCTTCCGTTCCTTGATATGATAAAGGACGAGCTTGAGAATAATCAGCTATTAATTGAGGACTATGGTATTTATAAAGGAAATCGCTGGAACAATAATGAGATATGGATTCGTGGCAGAGGTGGGTTAGATGCCTGTATAATGATTCGTGGTATTGACGGCTCTTTAAGGGGCATCCACTTTAAACAGTACAGACCCCAACTTGTTCTTCTGGATGACTTATTAAAAGATGATACTGCAAAGTCGGAAACCAAACGAGAGCAAGTAAAAAGCACCTTTACCGATGTAGTAATTCCGATAGGCACAAGAGACACCAATATCCTTGTTGTCGGAACTGTACTTCATGAAGAGGACTTAATGGCTGATTTACTGAAAGGTAAGATACCTGGAGTTCGAAGTATAAAGAAAGCCTCAATAGTTAGTTGGGCAGAAAGGGATGACCTTTGGAGTGAGTGGGAAGCAAAATATAATAACCTTCAGGACTTAGAAAGGATTGAAACTGCTAAGTCCTTTTTTTATGACCATCAAGAGTCGATGCTGGAAGCCACAGAAATATTATGGTCTGAATACTTGGACTATTATTATCTTATGTGTAAAAAACAGGCAATGGGTGACAAATCATTTTATAAGGAAATGCAGAATGACCCACGCAGTACTGATGATTACATATTTCAGAACATATCCTTTTGGGATAAGATTCCTGAATTTGGAGAACTTGAAATTATTATGTACATTGATCCTGCAATAAAAGCAGGAAAAAGAAATGACTATTCTGCGGTTACAATTCTTGGACAGCACAGAAAAACCAAGCAAATGTATGTACTAGATGGTTCTATTTATAAGCTTCTTCCTGATGATTTATTTCAAGTAGTAATTGAAAAGTTGCATTTATATCCTGTTGAAAAAATCGGCTTTGAAGCTACACAGGCACAGAGCTACATGAAGCAGAAATTTGAAGAACAGCTATGGCAACATAAAATCTATGCACCTGTTGATGAAGTAGTTGCAAAAGGACAAAAGCATGAGAGAATAATTACTTTAGAGCCAGATATCAAAAATGGACACATACTGTTCAATTCTTCCAATGTCGGATATAATAATCAAGTAAAAGATTACAATAAAGGCGCAAAGCATGATGACGCTCCAGATAGCCTTTATGGTGCTGTACAATTAGTTCAAGGGGTACAACGGATTAGATTTTTTGATAGGAATTTGTTATTTTAAAAGAGGCAGGGTGTTGGTTACAATGGAAATGTGTAGATTGTGTGGAAATCCAAACTTAGAAAAGCCTGAAAGTCATATAGTTTCAAAGTTTTTTTTTGAGTGGTTAAAAAATACATCACCAACTGGATTTATAAGAGAACCTAGAAATCCAAATAGAAGGTTGCAAGATGGTTTAAAACCTGAGTTTCTCTGCTCAAATTGTGAAATAGTTTTAGGTAAGTGGGAGAAAAGCTTTTCAGAGAATATTTTTAAACCTTTATGTGACTCTAATACTGCTTTTTCTTTTGAATGTAATGATGAGTATATAATGAAGTTTAGTGTATCAATTGTATGGAGGGCTTTGGAATACCATTATGGAATGAATTTAATCTCTGATATGACCGAGAAAGAGTTAATTGATATACAAACAACTTTGAAAACTTGGAAGGATTACTTATTAGGGCATTCACAAGGAATGGAAAAGAATAAAGTCTACATTATTCCTGTGAAGCAATATGCTGATAATAGTGATTCTAATTGGAAAATTTATAATAGAAGCATAGGAATTGACTTTAAAGTATTTGATGATCAATATTGGGGCTTTGTATTTATAAAGGTGCCTAATATGATTATTATTGGAGATGTTATTGGCAATCCAGATATAACAATAAAAAAGTATGAAATTTGTAAAAACAATAAAGTAAAAGATGATATAGTTCCGAGTATTCCAGAATTAGTGAGACGTGTAGTGAATAATTGTATTTCTAATTTTGATGAAGGAGCAAAAAATATTAGTCCAAGTCAAGTTGAAAAGATTAGAGAAACTTTCATAAGAAGAAACAAGTAAGCAAACAGCAGAAATGCCCAGCCAAAAACGGTATGGGCTATTTTTATGCCCATTTTTAGAAAGGAAGTGATACTTTGCAAATTAATGAAAACTTAATACTGGATTGTCTGAACGAATTAAACAAAAATTCTCTAGCAAAGCAGAAATATAAGGACTATTACGAAGGAAACCACTCAATCATTAAAAACTATCAAATGCAGGATAGCAGGAGCAACATGAAACTAGTATTCAACTATCCACGAAAGTTTGTGGATAACGAGACAGGATATATTCTTGGAAAACCAATAAATTATATTTCCAAGTCCGATGATCCTGCAATTATAGATGCCATTGATAAAAATTCAAGCCACTGGGATAAGGAGCATAACATCAATCTTCGGAAGCAATCTGAGATTTATGGTGAAGCTTATGAACTTAATTATGTGAACACGGAAGGTGAATTTTCTGCAACAATTCTGACTCCATTGGAGGCATATGTTTTAGAGGATGGAACTGCGGAAAGAAATGTCCTACTGGCATTACATATATTTACTAAAAAGTTTGATAATAAAAAATATATGGATGTTTATACTGATTCCGAAATCCTGCATTATGAATTAGGTAGTAATAGTAATAAATCCACTTTGAGTCTTGTTGGTAGCCATGAGCATATATTCGGGAGAGTTCCTGTAACAATATGTTTAGCCAATAACGAAAAAAAGAGTGGCTTTCAAGATGTAATTAGTCTATTTGATGCATATAATATCTTGAATTCCGACTTGGTTAATGAAATTGCCGACCACCGAAATGCTTATCTTGTAATCGAAAATGCCAAGATTGAAGAAGATGATTTGCTTAAAATGAAATCAATGGGAATCATTCAAGTGCCTTCAGGTGGAAAGGTAAGTTGGCTCACAAAGGATATTAATGAT